TGTTTTTGAAAAAAATTCAAAAAAAATATTTTAGAATGAGGGGGAAATCATTGATTCCCCCCATTTTATTACTATAGGGATGAGAAATGAGAATAACTTTTGAAAAAATTATTTTAGAATGCGTGCACCTGATATACCATTGATACCCCGTGCTTGATTTTACGCCCATAGGGGGTCGCTTTATGTTGAAACTACTTCCAGCTCCCCCAGCTATGGCACAATAGGGGCAACCTAACGCACAAACTACTGTCGTACTACTTGATAGCTCTACTTTCTTTTGTGTTTGTGCTTATATTAGGTTGACTATTGTGTTGTGTTTATTATCTTTTACTACACATACATCTAAATACTCACTGTTTCAGCTAGCCTTACTACCTACTATACATCCGCTATCTGAAAGTATCCGCGGATACTCGTTCATACAATATTTATCTATATGTGTAGCAAAAGATTTGTTTGCTGGGGATGCAAACAACCATAAACACTAGCGAATCAACCACTCTGGTATCAATTTGCCTCTTCTATTCTTGATAAATCAATAATAACATAAGGAATAATGAAATGAAGAAAGTATTACAATTATTAAAAGATTCTGGCTTGACACAAGCCGTTTATGATTTTGTAACTTCTAATGCTTCTTATAGGATAGGAGAATCCTCAAAGAAGAACGGCTTGAATATCTTCGGAATAAAAGCTTTTAATATGGCTGACATCAATCAGAACTATCCTGATGTTAAACAATTAGTAGATAGCCTAAAATCCGCAGATATTAATGTTTCATATCTTAGAGATGAGAAGAATGAAACATACAAGTCAGGCATCTTGTACATTTCAGCTGGTCAAACAGATGATGATGTAGCAGATATGCTTGGGATGCAAATTGATAGCAATTCATAAGAATAGCAATCAAATAGCATTAAAAGGGAACTTATGTTCCCTTTATTTTTTAATGTTTAATTAGTGGTGGTTATGTAACAGTAGCCACCACATAACTATGAGGTAATTATGAATAGATTAGATGTTATTGTAAGTAGTATAGGAATATTTTTATTATCTATACTAACTCTTAATCATTGGTATCGTGGCTTATATTATGAGCCTTTGGCTCTCTTGTTATTAATTGTTATAAGCCCGACTATATATCATTTAATGCGACTATTTTCTTCGGCTTTTCTCAATAATAAAAGGTCAGAAACGCAAACTCTACCAACTTCATTTGATGAGTATAAAGAAGAATGGACAGAATATGTTCATCACGATTTTTGTAATACTTGTGGTTATGCTATGCAAGGTTGCGTATGCAAAGCCGTAGTAAATGAACCGACTGATAGTCAATGAAAGGAGAAAAGGATGAGAGCGTAATGTATGGTAAATGTTTCTATTGTGAAGAATATGGCGAGGGAATACTAATTATTCATTTAACATCGGAAGATGATGGATACGAAGTATTCTCTTGTCATAAATGTAATGATTAAACAATGAAAGTGAGGTATACAGTGAAGTATAAAGTAATAAATCTATTAAATGGTGCGGTAACTGTAGTCATAGCAAAGAACCTTTACCAAGCATCCAGAAGAGGTAAACGATATTTTAGTGAGCCTAACAGGGATAAAATACCTGTTCAAATAGTGAGTAATTAAGATGGATACATTATACGAAGTCTTATTTGCTCTTGATAGTATTATAACCATTATTTTGAAGATAATAGCAATTATAGCTTTAAATATATGGATTATTTACTATAAAACTAGGTCTAAGACAGATGTTTAGGCTTAGGAAGTATTGCCCATATAAAACAAGATACGAATTGTTGGAATGGGCTAATAAGAGGTATCCTGAAACCTCATTTAGTAAGTGGTCAAAGAAAAGACTCTTTGCACTTTACTATAACAGTTAATTCAGGTAGGCTACATAAAGCCATATATCCGCGGGCAAGTGTTATTCCTCTATCATCCATTCGTATCTTGATAATGCATTTGTCCGCACAATTTTAAACTATGTACCTCATAGAATGTGGTAGATATTGACAGGCGAGTATATATTTTCTTTGATATTTTTCTATATACTAACGAGGGTCAAGCTACCACATAGATTTAAATGTTAACAGATAACAAGATAACGATAAAAAAAGGAGGGTTTGGTCATATGGCAAACTCAACAAGTAGTAAAAAGATAATGTATAATGATAATGGTGCTTGGGAAGAAAAGATAACTGAAGCAAAGACGGTAGGCGAGCTTAAAGTTGAGCTAAATATTCCTGATAATACTATTATTCAAATTACATCAGGAGTTGGAGATGATGCAACTGATGTAGCTTTAAGTAATAATACTGATTTATTACCAGATGGTGGGGATAATCCAATGTATGTTGCTTGGCAAACAAATAATAAGACAGGCGGTAAAAAGTAAAGTAAAATAATTTAATGGGGACAATAACTGGTCCTGTAAGTCCTAAGGAGCCCATGGTAACTATCTGCAAGGGAAAATACGGAAAGCTGAAAGCTATTAAGAGTAGCAGTATAAGGCTGGAGGGATATCTGAAAAATGATATGTGTAGCAGATGTCGAACAAAGTGGTATGCTATTAGGCAAAGGAATATGTGAGTCCCCATTAAAATGTAAAGGAAAAATAAGATGAATTTAGAACTCGACTTAAAAGTAAAAGAAAATCCTTATTTGCAGTTTAGTAAGCCACCATTTGAGAATAATACTATATACAATATGTATGATTATGAAATTGATAGTATGAATAACTTTTCATTGCAATCTATAGAAGATTTATTAGAAGAAATAGATTTCAATGAATTTGTTAAATATACTACAATGAAAGAAGTTATTGAGTTTAACAGTCAATTAGAATATATCAAAGACAATTACTCTTCATATTTCAATGATTATGAATTAGAAGTTACTAAGGCATATAATTGGAAGCGAGGATTGTATGATGCTTTAAAACATTGGTATACTTTAAATGCTGACTTCCATAGAAGAAATAGTGGCGTAAGTACTTTCTTTAAGAGAATAGAATATAATAGATGGTCTTATAATAGGTTTAAAGATGCATTTATTAAACTAGACCTTCAAAGAATGAAAGCTAAAAAGTCTGTTGGACAAGTAGTAGATAATTTAGAAGAATTAATTGAGCGAAATCAGGAACAAATCATTAAGATTAATGAAGAAACTGAAAAAGCTAATAACTTCTCTCCATTATATACTATTAGTAATCACATAAAATGCAGAAGAGTCAACAATGAATCAGATTATACTAGGATGAGCTTAGTTACAGTAGTTATTGCTAAAGCAAAAACAATGTCTGTAATTGATAATAACAATAATGTATTGTACAAACTCCCTGTTCCTAAGTCATATTTATATTTTGACAGACCCTTTTATAAGGCGTTGAATTATAGCTATAGAAATAGGTCTGATATTAGAACCTTTGCATCTTCTCCAGGTGGAAAACATCCATACATACAAATGTATGGTAGAAGTCCTTATTACCAACGAGGTATTACATCAAGAAGTAATGAATCTCAATTGAATGATATGGATAGTGGTATATGGAGCACATTGTGTTTATCAAACTTTTCTGATGATATTTTAAATGCATTAAATAAAAATGATTATTTATCATTTATTCATTCAATATCATCATGGAATGGTATATACAATAAAGATTACACTACTCCATACAATTCACCAATGACATCTTTTTATATTACAGGTATTCCTAATAATGATAATGCTCAAAGCATTAGAAGATTATCTGGATTTAAAACAAGAGATTGTTTTATAGATAATTTAAAAAGAAGACAATCAGTAGAGTCTAATAATCATATAAGACAAACATATAACTCTCGTGTAGAATTAAATATGTTCTTGTATGGTAATGATGTTGTTCAAGAATGTGATAATAAAAAGTGTCCATTCAGAGAGAATTGTCATGGATATAAATCATTAACAGAAATAGATGATGATTACTATTTCAGAATGGAATCTTTAGTTGGAGCAATGGAAGAAAATAATCTAACTACAGCAAATACAGCTTCAGGCTCATACATTACTACATTAACTAGAAGATATTATGATACAGTATCTACTTTAATGAGATGGGAGCATGATGTTGATGATTTAATAGTGCAATATCTGGAAGATATACAATACTGGGGTAAACCTAAACCATTAACTGCAGAGGAAAGAGCTAATTTATGGATGACGAGCAATTCTCAACATCCTAGTTCTCAACCTGCTAACCAATAAGGAGTAAATATGGAATTTATTATTAGTCAGAAAGCATGGGATACCATGCAACAGTACGCTGGGATAGCTCATTCAAAGGATGGCAATGAGATATCTGGCATGTTAATAGTAAAGAAAGCAAAGCATCCAGTCACAAATGACGATGTATTTGAATTATGCGAACCTTCAATACTAAAACAAGAAAATACAGGTACTAGTACGGAATTAGATGCTGATTCTCTACGTAAATATTATATAGAGACAGTAAAAAAGCATGGTTCTGATATTAGATATTGTTGGTGGCATTCACATCATACAATGGATGCATTTTGGAGCGGAACAGATGAAAAAGAAATTAAAGCATGGAAAAATAAGTCATGGTCTTCTGCTTTAGTTATTAATTTAAGAGGAGAATACCTCTTAAGAATATCTGTTTGGAATCCAATTGAATCGCATGAAGATGTTCCATTAGAAATAATAAGAGATATTGCTGAACCAAGCAAGAAAATGCTTAAAGAGTATGAAGAATTATGCTCTAAGAAAGTTCATGTATCTTCTGTTGTTACTAATGGATATGGACGTACTAGAAACTGGCAACAAAAAACTTTGTTCAATGAAGCTCAAACAAAGAGGAATCCATTAGAAGACACAACAAAGCTTGAATGGAACGCATCTGATGAACCAGAAATGTATTCTGAGTTACTAGATGCTGTAGATTTAGAGCTCGATAGACTACATGCGTCTTTAATTAAGGGTGAAAAGAAGTTTAATGAATATAAAAATGAAGTAAAAGCTTTGAATGCACACTTAAAGAAAAGGAATGCTAAGTTTTCTATTAAATCCATAACAAAAAGTAAGATAGATGATATTATGTTTAATATATCAAGAGATTATATTCAATTTGATGATGCACAGACAGAAGCATTATATGACCAAGTTGATGGATTAGTAAACCATGGAGGATATAACTATGGCTGGCATTAACATGCGTAGTGAAGGTTTAGTAAACAATCTTCATGAATATACATTTCATATCTTAGGTTGCGGAGCTATTGGTAGCTCTGCAGCCACTCAATTAGCAAGAGCTGGAGCAGAAAAGTTCTTACTATATGATATGGATGACGTAGCAACAGAAAATATCGGAGTATCACAGTATTCTGGCGAACATATAGATATGAAGAAAGTAGAAGCTCTTAATGAAATTCTACTTGGGATTAACTATAAATGTAATATTATGATGTATCCAGAATATTATAATATGTTTCGATATCAAGACAATAATGATATTGTAATTCTAGGCTTTGATTCTATGAAATCTAGGAAAGAAGCCGTAGAAGATATATGCAGTAATAAGCGTACCAAACCTTATTTACTCATAGATGGCAGAATGGGTGGCGAACATTATCAGCAATACGTATTTACTAATGTAACACTAGCTAATTATGTTAAAACGTGGTATTCTGATGAGGATGGCGACCCAGAGCCATGCAATGTCAAGGCAACAACATATTGTTCTAATATGGCAGGTTCTTTCATTGTAAATGCTATCAGGAAAATAGTGACTAATAGTCCTTATGAAAAGGAATTGACATTTAATTTTCCTAGCATGACACTACAAAAAAATACTTGCTTACCAGTATGACATAACGTATATTGATAGTTCCCTAGCAACCTCTGTTAGGGAATTATCGTTATCTAAAATGCAAAGGAAAAACAATGAAACTAAAAAAAGAAAAGAGGAAAGCTGTGTCTATTAATCCTTCCACTCTTTTACTATACGGAGCTCCAAAAGTAGGTAAAACTACTATGTTATCTCAGTTAGATGATTGTCTAATTATAGATACTGAGAAAGGTAGTCGTATGGTAGAGGGTTACATACAGGAAGTGAATAGTAGAGACGAGCTTATAGAAACTCTTATAGCAATAAAAGAAAGTAAAGATGTTAAGTATAAGTATATAGCTATAGACACTATAGATAAAGTAGCTGAATGGGCTGAAAGAAGAGTCTGTGAGGAAGAAGGTGTTAATTCTATAGCAGACTTAGCTTTTGGTAAAGGTTATGGATTAGTAAGAGAAAAAGTAGCTAAAACTGTATCTCACTTTAAAGAAGTAGCTGAACATCTTATCATTATTGGACATAGAAAAGTAGCTTATGCAGTTACAGAAGGTAATCCTATAGTTATACCAGAATCATTAGATTTAACTGGTAAACTAAAGAATGTTATCATGGCTGGATGTGATGCTATTGGTTATGTTTATCGTAATGACAAAGAAGAGCTAATGGTATCATTTAAAGCAAATGATGCTATAGAGGCTGGTAGTAGATGTCCTCACTTGAAAGGTAAGGATGTTAAATTTCAATGGAATAATATATATAAGGAGAAAAAGTAAATGGCTATTTTTAGACCAGAAGAAAAGAAATCTTCAGGAAGTCCCTATTTGGGAGTTATTGAAGTAGGTATTATTGGATTTAGTGACAGAGCAAAAGAATTTGACTTTGCTGATATTTTTATAGAAGTTGAATTGTCTGTTAAAGGTAGTGAATATAGCAATAAAATGGCTATTCTAGGAAGTTTAGATAAAGATGCATCTGGCAATATTACAGGTGGGTCTGTCTTAAATAGAATGTATAAGTTATTTGATGCTATTGGTTGTAATGCAGGTTTAAATGTGAAGGGTGTATTTGAGGATGAGAATGGGAACACAATTGATAGTATAGCTACATATTTAAACGAAAGATTCACGACTACAGGCGAACAATATTCAGCTTATTCATATAAGAAAAAGCCAAAGCCAGGTAAGAAGATATATACTGAGATTTATCCAAGGTTATATCCTAATACAGCAGAAGGTAAGGCTCAATGTCAGCAAGATACAGATTGGTTAAAAGGTAAGGGTGTTATTAAAGAGGCAGATGCAAGTGATATGCCTCAACAGAATGATACTCCTTTAGCAGCTAATGCATTAAACAATCTGTGAACTACGTAGAGATAGCAGTGGGTTCCCCTAGGAGTAGGGGAACTCTGGTATTGAAGTCTGAACTTCACAAATATATACCACTTGATGGTACGGCATTGTATCGTTCTGTTTATCTCTATGATAAGGATGCGAAAGAATACGCAGACTCAAAAGGTACTTTAAAAGGCTACCAGGGAGAACGAGGTATTGATAATGTTTTAATTGATATAGATAGAAAAGATAATTCTGACGACTATACACTAGCTAAATTAAGAGAAACTCTTAATCATCTAGATATACTTGAAGTGCTTGACGAGAGCATTCAATGTTATTTTAGTGGCACAGGATATCATATCGTTATATCAAATAAAGTATTTAATTTTGTTCCTTCTGGTAGTTTACCTTATCAAGTAAAAAGAACAATGTCATCATTGTTTAATAATATTGATACAAGTATCTATATGAGAAGTGGAATATATAGAGTTGCACATACTAAGAATCAAAAAACAGGACTCTATAAAATTCCAATAACATTGCGAGAATCAAAATCCTTATCATCAAAAGAAATACATAAATTAGCTACTGAACCCAGGTTTGAATATCCATATGAATTATTAGATGGAGATGGGGAGCTAGAAACAGCTGTTTGCACAGAAACGCCCAAGGTTGCCGAATTTACAAAGATTTCGGAGCCAACCAAGGTAGTACCCTGTGTACAAACAATGTTGCGAAATGGCCCCATAGAGGGCTCTAGACACAATACTGCCCTTAGAATCATTAGTCACTTTAAAAGACACGGGATTCCAAGTGAGTATGCAAAAGTAGCTTTATTACATTGGAATAACAATACATTAAACGAGCAAAAAATGATTGAAAAGGTAGAATCCGTATACAATGGAAACTATAATTACGGATGTCAAGATGTGCTTATGAAGAAGTATTGTCAGACAAAATGTAATTTCTTTAAAAACAAGGATTATCACATACATGTTAAAGATGCAGATGAACTACAAAAAGAGTTTCAAGAAAGAATAGAAACTAATTTTATAGGCAGAGCAATCCCATTGACAGAAATGTTTGGGTTAACAGATTATGATACTCAGATATATCCAGGAGAGTTAGTAACTATATTTGGGCCCACAGGCTCAAATAAGACTACTTTAGCTCAAAACTTAGCACTAGGAGTTGATTTTAAAAATGATAGAATCAACAAGAAGTGGCAACTACCAACGCTGTTCTTATCTTTAGAGTTATCTGCCTGGTATATGCATAGAAGACATTTGCAAATCGTCTCTGGTTTATCCAAAGATGAAGTAAATGATAATTATAAAGAAATTTATAATGATTATGCAGACCAATTAAGGCATTTACAGATACAAACAGTTTCTCCAACTTTATCTTCTATACAAAATAAGATAAAAGAATTAAATCCAGCTGTTGTTATAGTGGATTACATAGATTTAGTAGAGACACCTCAGAATATTAGAGGAGAATACGAACAAATAAAGTTTGTCTCTCATAGCTTATCTAGTTTAGCTGTAAATCTTGATGTAATAATAATTCAAATATCTCAAGTTAGTAGAGAGTATAGTAGAAATGAAGTACTTGATTTATATGCAGGTAAAGGCTCAGGAGCCATAGAAAATGCGTCACGTAAAGTGATTGGATTGAATGGACAAGCAAATAGTGATATAAAGCATATACACATGTATAAAAATACAGATGGAGAATTATTCGATACAAAGGTTGAATGGCGAGAAAGCTTTAGATTAAGGAGAATCGAATGAAAGGTTGGGTTTTAAGTATAATAATAGAAGAGAATTTGTTTATGTTAGAATTTTTCAAAACATTTAGAGTGGGATTAGCTGCAATAAATGATTTATCTGGCAAAGCTATGTCAGTTATAATTGGAATATGGAAAGCAGAAACAAATATTACCTTAGCTATAAGAAAAAAGCTAGAGTGGCACGATGTCGGTGAAGCGTAGAACCACTAAGCGTATGAAGTTTTGGGAAGACAAGTTCTTCCCAAAGCTTAAACAACATCATGGAAATAGAGCGAAAGGGATATTTCATAGGCTTATGAAAAAGTCATCGACTCTAAGAACATCATTAAAAAGGAGGAGTAGAGAGTATGAAGTGGTTTTTAATATCAGCCTTAAGGAAATTAGAAATCTTATATATTCCGAGTATGGAAGAAAATGCAAGTATTGCAAAGATATTCTTAAGATTAACAATATGGTATGTGACCATTGTATTCCTATTAGCCATGGCGGTGATTCTACTCCTAAAAATCTTCAAATGATATGTTCAAGATGCAATACAAGAAAAGGTCCTTTGACAGACAAGGCTTATATTAAGTTATTAGCTTGGTTAAAAAGGCAGAATAAAAATACAAGAGACTATATTTTAAGAAAATTAGCAAGAAGTGATGTATTTAAATAAGGAGATACTATGATAAGCAAAATATATGGACAAACTAAATACAAAAGTATGTTTCAGGCTGGTAAAGGGAAAGGAAGAAAAAGACCAAATTTAAGTAAAGCATATAAAGAGGCAATAGCAATGTCTAGATTAACACCTTCCATTAAGAGGGTTGTAACTTATAAAATTAAGAAGAAAATTAATGAGCAGTAGAGAGCTGAATTGCGTGAGCGCAGACGAGGTTTTTCGGGTTTTCCTATTACCCACTTATTGGACCTATTTGATACTGCTCATTACTTTATAGGTAACAGACTATGGATATAGGATGTTATCTCGTCGAAAAGAGAACGGGGTGGTCAAGGAGCTAAAAAGTTGCTTGGTGCAAAACCACCCCTGACTCGAAAGGAGATGTATGGACTATCAGAGAATACTAGCATGGTGGAGCATTATAATATTTGGTTTCATTTTTTGGTATGCAATATACCAAGCAATTAGAAACTTATTATTTTAATCTATTAAAGGGGAAGTTATGAACTGCAAATTAACAAGATTAGATAAACTTAATATTAAATTTAAAAGGTACATATTAAAATGGAAAGTGAAGGATATAGCAGAAAGATTCAAAGTAAACGTAAGGACTGTTTATCGAGTCTTAAAAGATTAGAGTTAATAAGGTATCAAGAGGAATTATATAACCTACGATACCGAAACGGAAAATGGATAAGGAGATACAATGGCAAGAAAAAGCAGAAAAGTCGTTCTAGCTAAATTCGACGAACGTGCAGAAGCAGGTCGAAAGATAGCTATAGCGAAAATAAAAGCAAAAGCAAAGAATGATGGCTTAACATCATCAGAAAGAAGAATAAAAAAGATAAAAAAAGTAGCAAATGGATGCTGGTGGGTAGAACAATACCTATTAGCAAATATGAACTATAGAGTTCGTAGGTTTGAAGAATAAAGATAGTAAATGGGATATTGACCTGGCCTTTGGCGAAAAGTACGAAGATTCTTTAGCAGAAATTCTACAAATAGGTACTATAGAAGTGAAAACAGAACGTGATAAGTGGAAAGAAACAGGAAACATATATGTAGAAATGGCTTGTCGTGGGGCCTTAAGTGGATTAGTTACTACTAAGGCTGACTGGTGGGCAACGATATTAACCTTTGGAGGAGTCATAGAGGGGGTAGTATTGTTGCCCACAAAACTCATGAAGAAGAGAGTAAAGAATCTGATAAAAAATAATGTAGCTAAATATCCTACAGCAGGCGGAGATGATAATGATAGTGTAGGTGCATTAGTTCCAATTAAGGAGTTGTTATATGAAGAATAAAATAGAGCTGTATAAAGAAAGCTTAGATGTTAGAAGACATGAATCTGGAGAAAGATGGTATGCTCCAAGAGGTTCATATGACTGGAAACCTTCAGTAACAACAATAATATCTAATACTATAAGTAAAGGCGAAGGCTTTGAAAGATGGCTAGGAAATCATCCAAGCTATGATATAGCCTGCCAGGAAAGAGATAAAGCTGCAGCAAGAGGCACAGAAGTGCATGAGATGGCAGAACAATATATGCTAGGAGAACAAGTAGAGACAGACAAAGAGGAAATATCAAAACACATGATGTCCTTTGAGAAATTCTGGCTTGAGAATGAAGTACAATTAATTGATACTGAGTTGTTCATGTGGCATAAAGACGTACCATGGGCTGGTACATGTGATATAATAGCCAAAATTAACGGTAAAAACTGGATAATAGACATAAAGACTGGTAACTACTATAAATCGCATGAAATACAGCTAAATATGTACGCAGAACTACTACGTAAGATAACAGATGAACCTGTAGATATAATAGCAGGTTTATACACAAAGGGTAGATGGATTAGAGAACCTAATTATCAATTGAAGAAATTTAAATTCAATTTAGATATAGCAATAGAAACTACAAATCTATGGAAGTTTCTAATGGGTGGTAATCCTCGACCAAAAATGAAGTTAAAATTAAAAACTAAATTCGAAATGAGAGGTAAAAATGAATACGACCTATTGTAAAGAAAAGATAGTAAGTCTTAAAAAGATTATAAAAGAAAAAGACGAAGAGATAAAACATCTTAAAAATGAACTATTTTTATGTGAAGAGTCTAAGAAGAAAGCTGGTATTATTTCTAAAGGCAATATGACAGCCACGCCTGTCCCAAAATTTAGCAAACCTGACATGAAAAAATTATTAAAAGGAAGAGCTAAAGCATTAGAAGCTTATGCTAAAAAACTAAATGAGGATAATTAGGCTCGTAACTATGCATAGCTTTGACCCCTGTGGTATGTGCAAGGATGTCAAGAGAGGGAAACGCTGGGAATATAAATCAGATTCATTGGTTCCCAGCTACACTCCAAAAATACTATTTGTATGTGAAAAGTGTATATACAGGGAGAATTATGGAAGTAAGTTTTATAGAAAAGCTATGAAAAAGAAACTATTTGAAAAATTAAACTATAACTTTGGCGATGAAACGCCAAGACTGGAGAAATAATGAGTAAAGGAACAATGATGGTTTCTGAAGAAAAATATAATAAATCTAAATGTGATAAATGCGGAATGCATTCTATCGCTGGCTTTAGAGCTATTAATATTGAAGAACCTTTATGGTCTTCTAGAATAACATATAAACATGATAAATATAACTTATCTGCTTGTGATAATGATGTAGAATTTTATCATATTCATAAAAACTATTGCCAAACTAAAGAGCAGCAAATAGATTGGGTTAATCAAATAGCAGGTAAAAAATGGGGAGACAGTTATAAATTTACAAAAGCTCTTAAAGAAGCATGTCAAGATTGGGGAACATGGTAATGAAGAATAATTACAAAGGCTTTTTAAGGTCTACATCAAATATATTGACAAAAACAAATCACTATCAGGTAAATCTGCCTCCACATATATGGAAAAAGATGAAATGGAAATTAAACGAACATTTATGTTTAATTATTAACAAAGAAACTCAAACTCTAGAAATAAGGAGAGACGATGGCTCAGCAAAAGAAGTATAAAGATATTGGTAAGAAAGATATTATCGGTGTTATCAATCAATTAATAAGAAAAATGGAAGCAATAGAAATGACATTAAATATTCTTATTTTAAAGTCAGATGAATATAGAAATGAGGGAGTTCCTACATTTCAAGAGTTTACAGAAGAAAAACTAAAGGAGGGAGCAAATGACGCACCAACAGATGAAAAAGCTGATGGAGCTGGAGATACTGCCAGCGATAACAAGAACTAGAGACGCAGGACAAAAGGAATATGCTCATGATGAAGATGATGTATTTGCAAATTTCAAAAGAGTTGCAAATGCATTAGATTCATCAAAAGAAAAGGTATTAATGGTGTATCTACTAAAGCACATAGATGGGATATCTGCCTATACTAAAGGACATAAATCACAGAGAGAAGACGTAAGAGGAAGATTAACAGATGCTATAGTATATTTAATGTTATTGTGGGCTATGGTAATAGAGGAATGAAATATTATTTTATTCTTTTAGTAACATTTCATAGTATAGAAGAAATATATACTTGTAATAATCCAAATACCTTAGGAAATGAAAATTTACATATGCTTTGTAATTGGAATGATGATGATTTTATACAATACCCCGACGGGGAAAGACTATTAAGACCAAAAAGAAAAAAAGATAACTTTATTAAAGCTTATTATAGGAAAAAGTATTGGATTAATAAAATGAAGTACCAGGAGTAGGAGCTGTATATCCCTCTTCCTTCCTTTTCTCTCTATCCTTTTTAGCCTTACTTAAACCAATCATTGGTAATCCAGTCCATTTATCTATTACAGATAAAGGATTATCAATAAGGTTATTTTTAGAACCAAAATCTCTTGCTATCCTTCCAAATGGAAACATTGTATATATATAATAGTCAGATACTCTTGACCAATCATCTTCTAGCATAGCTCTCATGGAAGCCATAGGCATTCTAGCGATAGGAGGTGTTATCATTTGTAATGGAGCTACAGCTGTAGGCCATTGACCAAAGAAAGCTCTATTTCTTTCTTTTTCATCTCCAAATACCCAATCAGCTGTATCCTGGAACCAGTTCCAAGGAGCTGGCATTGCTGTTTCAAATAAAGAATAAGCAAAAGCATTACCAAGAGAGAATACAAATAAGTCCATTTGCATCATTCTTGCAGCTCTTTCAGCTTCAGCTCCTCTAAATCCATACATTCTAGCTTGTCTTAATGCTTCTTTCCTAAATCTAACTGCATTCCATCCCCATAATTGAAATCTAGTCATAACTTTACCAAGAGCTGTTCTTGCAAACATTGGTCTATATGGAGCAGAATATAAAAATTGAGTTGCTGCTACACCTTTTTTTGCTAATTTAATTAAAATTGGATGGTCAAAGTCTTTAATAGCACCACCAAATTTTCTATACCAATGTAAATAATGAGCCATAAAAGCATCTCTTCTCAAGGCTCTTTCAGGGACAGACATAAACTTAGCTGCAAATTCCATTACAGGCTTAGTAATTTCACTCTTTTTAGCCATATCAATGACAGACTTTTCACTAAGTTCAGGGTCAGCCCTTAACTTCCTAGCAACACCTTCAATAAATTCTTTATTTTTAGATGATTGATACTCACGCATCAATCCATATTCTTCCATCATTTGTTCTGGGAAAACACCGTGTTTTACAGCCATATTATCCCTACCCTGCTTAGTAGCAAACTCAGGGTTAATACTCTCCATATACTTGTTATTTCGGGCAGAACGCCATGTTTCAAAGCCAACAGACTGAATAGTATGCATGGTACCACCAAATATATTAGCTACCATAGACTTTGGATGAGCCAATAGTGATGCTAACTCAAATTTAGCTTCAAGATTGCTCCAGTTCCTCATATCTTCAGCAGTGAAACCTCTTAATTCTTTTGGTAAGTCTTTATTTAAAACACCAATAGTTTCAGCAATCTTATTAACTCTGTCTCTAACTCTATTATCTGCCCACCAACCGTATGGAGTTGCTCTCATTTTCATTTTAGGGTCATTTAATATATGCTCAGGAACTATATCAGGATTCCCAATTGCACCTTGAACATATAATTTCATAAAAGTACTCCAAGCTTCTTGCTGTTCTTTGGGAACTTTTCTTTTATACATAGATTCACCAAATTTATCAATAGCATCTCTACTAAATACTTGAGCCATCTGTCTATAATATGAGTTAATAATAGATTTAGCATAAGCCATAGGAACTTGTCTATCTAGTGAATATCCTGGGATATGAGCTTCTCTTGACATAGTAGAGCCAGGCTTAGTGATATTATTTATCCACCGTATTTTAGCTTCATTTTGCTCCTTTTTAGAGCCAATTTTAGCTTGAACCTCATCTAACCCTTTCCACCCTTCAATATCTTGAAAATTCCAATCTCCAGTAAGAGCATGATGTCTATATACTATCTTTTTAAGAACATCATTAGTTTCTTTTTCAGATAGTTCAGAAGTTCTTAAATTTTTAGCATATTCTTTTAGACCTTTAAGTGCACTGCCTTTGTCAAAATGCATATGCATCCAATAATTCTCAAAAGGAATCCTACCAGTAGCAGAAGAAGGAGAGTTGTAAAGCAATTCCAATTCTTCTTGAGTTAAATCTTTATTTTTTCTGCCCATTTCAATCATCATAGAGCGAACAATTTTATTCATCCCATCAACACCAAATTTAGTTGGTATTGCATCTCCATGAGCAAAAGCTCTTTTCATATCATTAGAAAACTTTTCAATATCTATAATAGGATTTTGCTGCTTCTTATCGTAATAACCTGTTTTAAATTTCTTTGACAAGGGATGGTTAGGCTGTGTATTAATTAACATATAACCACTATTCTTTTTACCACTTGTAAAACCAGGAACACCCTCTATAATAGATGTAGGCATAACAGCTACTTGTTCTTTTTTACCATCTATAGTCACTGTTTTAGTCATAGTCTGACCTTGAGCATCAAGTACAACATCACCACTTATATAATCTTTAAACATTCTTTCAAAAAATTTAGTATAAGTATCATTAATTCGGTCAATTAATTGTTCTCCAGTAATTCTTTCTCTAACAGGTTGCCCTTCTTTTTCCACTGTAATATTATATATTTTATTTTTTAAACTTTTTTCATAATCATAAGCTTTAATAATATTATTGTATAAGTCTTTATAATGTTTGACTTCTGCAAATTTCTTATTATTATCTTTAGATTTGTCAGACATTATCCTAGAAACTTCTCCAAGCTGTCTTTTTGCGACAGCAATTTCGTGCAGTCCTTTAGAATCTGAAATTGTATCTAAAAATATTAAATCCTTTGCAAGTCTATGAACTTCTTCATCACCTTTACCAATAGCCGCATCATTAGTTAAAGACACTCCACTTTTAATCTTATCCATGTACTGAGTTGGTGTAATAATTCTACCCATTTTGTTAATACCATCAGCAGTTAAAAACATTCCCTGTTCTTGCATTAAGACTATTTCATCCTTCATTAATTCACGATTAATAGTCTCAGGAAACTGCATGTAATGCCTTTCTGATAATTTAGTAAACTCTCCTTTAGACAGACGTTGCCATAATGTTCCTCTCTTTACGTCATCTAGCCAATTTTTCAAAGCAAACCAATCTGCTTTATTGAGTATATTAATATCTTTACGTAGTAGACTACGAACAATACCACCAAATTCTTGTAATACTTTTTTGTTTTCTGTCTTTAGATGAGTTAATATATCATTAATATAACCCTTAGTCTCAGGGTCTAACTCTACTTTTTTAAACTCTTTTACACCTTCCCAGCCAGTACTTGTAGTTAATATACCTTCTACTTTTTCATTCCCTTTTTCTGGGAATCCTTTTTCTATATTTTCTTGTTTCTGTGGTTCTTCAGTAATTAATTTACCTTCTTTACGTATTTGCTCTGGAGCCCTCTGTTGAGATGTTTCGCTATAAATATTGAGCATTTCACCTAAAAATGCACTTCTAGACTCCTTAGGTATGGCAGCACTACCATAACCCAATCTTGAAGAATCTGTTCTAGCTGTTTCTTTGTATAAATCTTCTAATTCTTTCTGTTCTTTATCTGTAAGTTTTGTTTTTGCTTTTAATTGCTCTAGTCTCTTTAAGTTACCCCTGTTTAAAGAGCCTAGCATTAAAGTATCAAATAATTGTTGTTCTAAGGCAGACTTGCCTCGCTTCCATCCTCTTATAGCGTTATCAATTTGAGCTTGGTCAGCATATTGAGTGCCTTCAGTTTTCATCATCTTACGAACAAAAGATTTTTTAAATCGCTCTACATTAGTTGGGTCTGACTCATTCTTAGCATCTCTCATTAAGTAACTATTAATCTTTAATGCTTGAACTTCAAAGTTTGTATCTCTAATGATTTTATTTATAGCTGCATCAGATAGCTCGGGGTTAGCTTCTTTCATAGCATCAATAATACGAGAAACTCTAGTAACTGTTACAAGATTTTCAATATCTTTCATTACAAAGTCACCAGCCATTTCTTTTACTTGATTTAATGCTTCAATCCTGTCTTCTATTCGACTATAATCTTTTTTCTTATCCCATTGAGTTCTTTTCCCACGCATAGCACCACGAGTTTTTTCATATTCCATTGGAGTACCTTTAATAATATCATTAAAGATAGCTTCATTTTGTACAGCTCTATCAAATCCAGCAGGGCTTAACAAATCATGCTTTATTGATTTTAGTATATATTTCCCTGTAATAACTCTAAAAGTGCTTCTTTCTAATGCCTGTTTAAGATAATCATACTTACCAATAGCTAAATCATATTGGTCAAATAACTCTTTAAAACGACCTTCAAATTGATTTGTTTTAGAATTATATCGTAAATCTATCTTTCTTAAAGCATTGTCAGAATAATCTAATCCATGTAGCATTTTAGATATTTTAGGAGTAATAGTATTCAGCTGTTCGTCAGGCATTTCTGCCAATTCTTTAGTTAATTTTCTTCTTTCTTCCATAGACCATTGTCTGTCTTTGGTATAATCCTTACCATAAAAAGCAGAGTTAGCATCAGCTAAAGATTTAATAATACCATTATTTCTAATATAACTCATTAGTTGCTCTTGTGGAATTGGAAAATTTTTAGCTACTCCTTTAGATGTTTCAATTTTAAAATGAGCATTGACTAGATTTTGATACCAAAACTCATATCCTTTCATACCAGCATAATCCATTGGGTCAGAAGATAATCCAATCATTGCTCTAGAAAGTTTTCTAATGTAATCTTTTTGCTTAGCATTTGTCTTGGGTGTTATAGTAATGTCTATAATATCACCAGATTTATCTTCTACAAAATATCTATCGCCACCTGTTTTAATCATCATATTGTAAGCAGCAGACAATAAATTCTTTTGAGTAACAGCAGTACCTAGTAAGCCTCTACCACCGACAGCAGCTTCTGACATCTGCATTCGTACATTAGGAGCATAAACAGCTTCTGGACTATCAATTAAATTCTTCTCTGCTGAAGAATATTTAGTAGTAAGTAAATCTATAGCCCATTGTGGTTTATTGCCCACTACCTTCCCTTGAGCATCATAATATTCTTCTTTATTGGCCTTAAACATATCTTTCCATGACTTTTTAAAGCCACCTTTTCCACCCATATAAAAATAGGCAGAATCTCCATCAAGGTCAGCACCGCCTAAAGCTTCCATCGCTCTAGAATGCATAAGTATTCCATGTCCTTCTCTACCTGTAAACCCAGAGAACCTTAAAACCTGAGTACCAGATATAGAGTCCATAGGCACTCTCATTACGGCAGACCGAAATGTTTCTTCTAATTCTTCCTTTACTTCTTTGTTAGGCCTAGTAGAATTTTCGTTCTTTTCATACATCTCCCATAAATCACGTAATTTTTTACGACCAAAAGATTCTGTCTCTATAAACATATCTTCATAAGCTTTATCTAAAAAGAATAACTCATCATTTTTATCTAGCTCTTTTAATCTTTTATTTACCTTATCTAAGTCTTGCTTTAATCCCTCATCATAAGGTCTCATTCTTGCAGCACCAGAATTGACTATTTTAGGTTTTGTAGCTTGATTTAAAATATAACTAGACAATACTTTCTGTCTAAAAGAATTGATAAAGGGGTGAACATATATACCAGCTTCATTTTCTGGCTTATTCTTAGAAATAGCATCAGCTCTTGCGTCAGATATCATTCTATCAGCTAATGAATTATATTCTTCTAGTTCTTTATTTTGTGATTCATACTGCTTATCAGTTATATCTCCATTTTGATAATCCTCTTCTAAAGACCTTTTTTTATTTTTTAACATTTCCTGATAGGCTTTATTGATAAATAATTGATTGCCTGATTTATTAAGTGCAGATAGAATTTTAGATAAGCCTATACTGTCAAAATCCAAAGCATCTAACTCTTTAATTAATTCCTTATTTGATGCTGTAGGAAGCTTTTCTAAATACTTTTCAAGTGCTTCATTACCTTCTTTTGTACCTCTAAATCTTGGTTCAATGACAGAATCAAAAATATCTTCAACAATTTTTTGCATTCCAGTTCCATCTTTTAATTTAGGACTAAATGCTAAGGCTTCAACGAGGTTGGTAAGTATTTGCTTTTTAATAGTCTGAGGCTTAATCATATCTGCCCCTTGCTTTACGCCATAGCTAAATCTAATATGCTCGGGATTTAATTCATAATTAGTATAAAACTTCCTAGTACCTCGTTGCTTAACACCAGATTCATACATATATATATGATGTCCATCAGCTCTCATTTGAGCACTTTGTGCTTTGCCTGCTGAGTGAAACATAAATTTACCTAATAATGCACCATGTTGATTATGAGGAGATATAATAAATGATTTATTTTGTGTGATACCAGCAAATGTACCAGCATCTAAATTCAGTGTCTCTAAAAGGTCGTCTCTCACTATAAATGCACCATCTGTATCCTGAGGCATCTCAGAGCTTTTCATTTGTTTAGATATTTCTTTTTTAAACTTAGGGTCTTTTAATATCTGATATATAAAATTACCATCTTTTGATAAATCATTTATCTTATTTTGATAAAATTCCTTTTCTCCTGGATATGAATCTGTCATCCATATTTGACTTCTTTTATTCCACCCAACAACATTTCCAATAAATTGATGCTCTTTAGACCATCTTTCTTTTTCTTTTAAAGATAACTGTTGATATTCTTGTTCAGTTATTTTTAAATCAGATTTTTCAGTAGTATATTTTCCAAATTCACCTTTAGATAAAAGTTTTCTTACATTGGCAGGACTATAATCTAATCCATTAAGGGACAGATTCCATAGTATATTAGACTTAAAAGCCCTATTAAAATAATCCCTATCAATCCCCTTGAATTTTTTATTAAAATCTGACCTCAAGTCATTTATTCTATCACTATTAAGTCCTTTTGTAAGTTCAGACATACTACGTCTGTCTGTTTCAGGGTGAAACTTAGTAAATACAGCATCATCCTTAGCTCCTTTACCTCCAAAATAATAAAAATCTTGACCTTTCATAATTTTCATTACATTAGTCAGAGTTTGTCTATAATCTGCTTCTCCCCCAAATTCATCCTTATTAAATGGTTCTTTTCTTACTTGACTTAAGTTTAACGCTCTATTATTACCATTCTTATCTTTAATTATTATTTCATCTAATATAGCAGTAGCACGCTCTCTATTCCCAGTAAGACCATATAATACATCATCTATAATCTTATATGGTTCAAATCTTAATTTTTTATCACCTGCTAAATTTGAAGGATTATCTTTCCCAATAAACTTTAATCCAGTTCCATCTTGATTAATTGTTATCATTTTAACAGGCTTGTCTTGATTTCTTCTAGAAACCCATTGTCTTGCATTTAATTGTAAGTTTGATTCGTCTTTAGGATTAATAGTAAAGTTATATTCATCCTTTAGCATTTTCTTTAAATCTTTTACAAAAGCTTCGGATTCATTCATAGCGATTCCAGTCTCTTTTGTTAAAGTATTTTTAAGAAGGCCACCAATTTTTTCTGACAATTCTTTAGTCTTAGAAACTAGCTCTGTTTCACTCGTAATATCTTTAAATATATCTAAACCTTCATTGAGGTTTCTTTTATTACGTATATGGTTTTTAATTATATTTAACGATTGACCTCCAAGCCTAGCTTGCTCTCCAGATACAGTATCAATCTCTAAGTCACTTGTATTTAATTCATTTAATTCTTCAAGCTCTTTAATGTCTAATTCTCGAAGCTTTTCAATAGACTTAGTAATTCTTTGACCTTCAGGAGATTCTGGCTTAATACCCATTGCTTCTAAGTCCACACCACCCTTTAATGCAAACTCTAGTATAGCAGCTTCATTTTGAGCTCTAACACCCAATTCTTTATTAAACATATCTTTTACTACTGTTTTTACTTCAGGAGGTAGTTTTTCATATTTAGGATGCATAGATGGGTCATAAAATCTTTCTAAAGCTTCATTCCCATCTTTTTTCATATCTTTATTAAATTCTTCTCTGAATTTACCAGCTTTAGCAATAGTCCATGGCTTTTCCTGCCCTCCAAACCATGCACCCATAACATATTCATATACTTGTTCAGGAGTAGTCGCTCCTCTCATAGTAGCAGGCAGACCCATAAATAAAGAGCCTGCAAGGCTTCTAGCTACTTTAGTTCCAGCTTCACTTCCTGTATTGATAAAGTTACCTATACCTCTAAATACTGCACCAGCCTGTGCTCCACCGATAAAAGCAGACATCATTTCATCTATTCCACCTTGCCATGCAGAAACAGCAGATGCTGCTCCTAGATGAAAAGCACCTTCAGCAATATGCCTAGCTTGATTACCTAGCAAGAAATTTGTAGCCGTTTGAGTAGCCCCGAACTTACCTTTCTGACCCTTATCTAAGAAAGGACGTATATTCTTTTTCGCAAAATCAGTAGCTTTTTTAGCTGCAAACATAGGAACAGATTTATCATTAAGTTTTCGAGCCATTTGAGCAGCAGCAAGAAGTGAATTGGTTTGTGCACTAGCTCCAGCTAAACCAACTTTAGCCGCAGCTTTTCCAGCAGCTCCTAATGGAGCTCCAATAATACCAGGAGCAAATCCTGCTAAATGCCCTAAATTCCTAAATATAGCCTCATATTCATTGTCAGGGGTATCTCCTACATGAAGCGTGGTAAAACCTTCTATAAAACCAGCTCCTAGGTCGGTTAAAGCGTCAGATAAACTAAAGTCTCCCGCATAAAAGGGGACGTTGTGATATTCAGCATGTTGCTGTAAGGATTGTTTAAATGATTCGGGATACGCTTTTGGATTCTTTTTGTAAGAATCTATTACTGTTCTTAGAGTATCAGCATCCCATCTTGGTTGGAATTCAGCCATTTTATTTTATTATTCATCACCAGTGTATTGTCTATATAAATCATAAGCAGGAGGTGCTGCAAGCAATGGAGCAAGCCAACCTCCCCTTAATGATAGTCCTAGCATTCCTAAGTTACCTAAAGTTCTTGCATGAGGCCTAGCTTCTTCACCAGCAATGTATTCCCCTGCATTTTCAGCTTGAGACAATGCAGTATATCCTAAAATTCCCAAAGGAGATGTAGCCTTAATTTTTCCTTTTCCAAAACCTTTAGTCATTTTTTCCCATCTTGATTTAGGTTTTGCTGGCTTAGGAACTACGTCCTTAGCAGGTATTGGCAATGTGGTACCTTTAGGAGCTTTTGCCTTGTCATATGCTGCCTTATCTTTTTTATATTCCTTCATATCTTCTGCATCTGGCCTAGACAAGTATTGATATAGTCCAACACCACCAGCTAAAGCTGCACCTGGTATCATTTGTTTGAATGAGCTTACTTCATCTCCTCCAAATTTTTCTATTAATGATTTTTTACCTTTTGGTAAGAATCTCTCACCCATAGCAGCCATCATAATACCTTCTTCAGTACCAGAATTTTTACCTTCTGTTACTAAATCTAAAAGACTTTGATAGAGCTCAGGGTCATTCTTCACTTGGTTTTGTATTTTCTTGTCAGACATGCCTCCAAGAGATAGTTGCCCCAATCGGTTTAATTGCTTTTGATACCTACCTGACTTAACTTGAGCATAAGCAGATTCAAATCTCTGTAAGTCCTCAGGAGCCATTCTACCGCCCTTAAGTCTAGAAAATTCATTCCATAGTTGAGTTTTGCTTGGCATAGGGACAGATAAATCATCTGTCATTGCAAATTGCAATAGATTATTAAAGAATCTTTCATCTCTAGCTTGTCTTACATTACCAATACTTTGAGCTAAATCAAATGCCATTAATAACCTCCACCTTCTCTTGTTGGAGCTCCAAATATAGATTGTTTTACTTGAGTTCTAGATGGTAACATTCCATATAACCAAGAAGCTGCATCCATTGCTTTTCCACCTACATAATCAGCTCCTCTTGCAGTATTTTTAATTGCTCCACCTTCAGTTCCTGGAATCCAGTAATCTGCCGCCTCAGAAAAACTAGGAACACTTCCTAATACATTCGAACCAGTTTCTTGTAAATTTTGACCTAATGTTTGTCGTGGCATGGTATTATAAAATCTTAA